TCCATATTGCTCTTTGTGAAGTGGAATCTAAATAATTATAAATAACGGCTCGGTCGACATTGTTAGAATTGGAAGTACAATAGAACCATATTATTTCTCCAAACAAATTATTAATACCCGCCGAAATTAATTGATTGGAAGTTTCATTAAGATTATCAAATACATAATCTTCAACTAAACATTTCATTGATTCTAGTTTACCAGAATATTTAAAGAATCCATTATTAGACATCCAGTAGGCAGCACCATCTACTTCAACGGCTGCATTAATTCCTATTAATCCACAGTTAGTTCCTACTTGTTCAAAGGCAAATACAAAAGGAACACCCACAAAACGCATGGTAAATAATGAGGTATCCGTCCATACATAGACAGCATTTCTTCCAAGTTTAGCTCCCATGATCCGTGATCCGTCGGCCAGTCTTTGCGTACCTGCTGTATTGGTTGCTGTCGGAGCATAAGTGTTAATATCTTCCCGATTGGACCATCTGACATACATATCATCTTGTGTCGTGCTGTCTCCGATTGTGGTTTCAGTTCCAAAAAATACTAAGTGTCTGTCCGGTGTAGATACCAGCATATGCCTTGATGCTGTGGGTGCCCCCGTTATAATAGTTGCTCGTGTTGCTGTTGCATTGGTTAAATTTGAATTCCATTCGAAACAGGGACCATTAACAATAAGAGCAATTACATTTTGACCAAAACTGTCAATGACCCATAAACCAGGATCAGCAACTTTATCCGTGTTGGATGCTGCACTGCCCCAAGTGGTATAGTCTGAAGTATTTGTAACGGTTGCTCCACTCGAATGAGCCGCTCGTGTAGTGCCTTGTACAGCTCTAGTAATTCCTGTTAAATCGCTTCCTGAAACTCCTGTGTAAGATATTTCTTCTGTGCCTACTTGAATATAATTAGTCCCTGAAGTTGGAAAGCCAATTACAGAAGTTAAAGTAATGCTAGTTCCTGAACCACCTGTTCCATAAATATTATCTCCTAAAGCTCCATTTAAAGTTGTAGTTTGAGCTCCAGAAATAGTTCCACCAAATTGAGATATACCCCAACCATACGCTCCCAGCTGTTCAGCAGGACCAACGGGATAATACCATTTAACAGAGAGATCTCCATCCGTAGCGGTTGCACTAGCGTTGGAGCCCATAGTAATAGTAACTGAGGTAGAGTTTACTACTTCAGTTATCATAAATGTTTTGTCATCAAAATCAGAAGCTGAATAACCTGAACCTGTTGGAGGAGTTACATTTTCAAGTAATAAAATATCTCCTGCTGTCATTCCTATGGTAGAAGATAAAGTAATAGTAAGAATAGCAGAGCCATTATCAGAAGCTAAGGCATTTGTTAATGCTCCAAAGTCAGTTTTAATTGGGTGGATGTCATAAAAAGCTCCTCCTGTATATGCATATAAAATTCTATTTGTTCCCACAATAGAGAAATTAATTGAATTTTGACTAATTACATGGTGTTGAGCTCTAGCCACTCCTGTTAGTGTATTGTCTCCTAATTGAGACCATCCTCCTATTTTTTCAGGAGTACCATATCTAAAACGAACATTTTCTCCCCCGGTCCATTGTCCTTCAGCACCTGTGGGAGTAACCTGTTTATTGAATCCTGGTAAAAACTCTATTTTTTGTAACATATTAATCCCTAGTTTATTAGGGTTTATACTAGATTGAAAGACTTTTCAACAGGGTATCAGTACTCTACCCATCCAGTAAGTATGTATTTTTCATCAGATAATGGTGGGTTACCTCTATGTGTGTATTCAAAGCTAGCTGGAAATATAGCTAGTCTACCTCTCTTCGCTTTGATTCTTTTGCTTAAATATAAAAATTCTGTCTCTCCCCCTTCTTTAACATCGTTTAAATAAAGGGTAAATGCAAATAATCTTTTAAACCATAACTTACTGCCATCTTCAGAATGCCAGCTATGATAACCCTGACCTGGCAATGTTTTCTGTATTTTTAAATATTTAATTGTGTGATAGTCATAATTTTTTAGTACACTAAAATCTTTTACATAATCTTTATGCGGACCTTTAAAATAAGAATGTATAAAATTATTTGATAACTGAGTTCCTCTAGGAATTTCATGAGATCCATGTTCATAAATCGCTTCATGCAAAGCCACTTGTTCGTCCTCTACGACGCTTTCTTTATCCTGAGTACTATAGTTTTTTCTTTGAGCTGTATAACCTCCCTTTAGTAGGTTTTTATACACTTGAATAAACATCTCACAATCTTTTTCAGACATCCAGTTATCATAAATTTTAATTGTTTTATCTAAAGGTTTCATTTTTTCTTTATTTTTAATTTAGCTACGTTCCCACCATCATATATGTACGTTCGTAAAAAATCGAAATACTTAGGCCAATCTTTTATAATTTTTTCTTTTGTTTTAATCATATTAAAAATTTGTTTCTTACCAAGTTTTATTCCATCGTTTCTAAATGTGTTGTCTTTACAAGCAAGAGCATGTTTAAGACTCATTTCATCTGTAGGAAACCAATGCATACCATGAGCTATGCAATCTAATCCAGCATAAGCAGGATCATACCAATATCTTTCAAATCTTTTCCAGACAGCTTCCCTAAAACCACTTACTCCGCTTGGTTTTAAATCTATTAAATCTGTACAATACTCTCTATCTTTTACATCTCTCCAGTATTTAGTGTCATCTCTTTGAGTCATTGCATAATGCATAGCTACAAACTCTGCAAAATTTCTAAACATTAATTTACATTTCCAGTTAAATGCATCTTTATCAAATTTAGATGGAGAAGGTCTTTGAAGTATTCTAACCAATTGCATTAAAAACTCATGCACAGTAAATAAACCATTACTTTCTAAAGGTTCAATAAAACCAGCAGCCAGACCAATTGCACAAACATTTTTAGAATATATTCTTTTGTGCACTCCAATTCTCATTTTAATAGTTCTTAGTTCTACGTCATCTATTGGATGATTACCTTTTTTAAGATACTCTTTAAAATCTACTTTAGCTTGTTCATCGGATATATATTTATCTGAATAAACATAACCCATACCCATTCGTGTCCATAATGGAATTTCCCAAATCCAACCATTATCGTACGCTACACAGTTAGTGTAAGGCACCATTTGTTTCTTTTGATTTATAAAGGGTACTCTCGCTGCAACTGCAGAATTGTTTGGTAGTATATCTTTGTAACTTTCAAAAGGTTCTTTTAAAGCTTTGTCTAATAATATAGATTTAAACCCAGTACAATCTATAAATAAATCTGCTGAAATAGTTTGATGTTTATTTATCATTATTTCTTTAATACCATTTTTATCTGTCATAGTATCAGTAACATCACCTACAATATATTTGACTCCTTTATTAAGGACCCAGTTAGATTTTAAATATTGTCCAAATTTTATTGCATCAAAATGATATGCAACATCTTGTTTAAAATTAAATATAGGTAATTTTTCTTGTGGGTTTTCACATAACTTACCGCTATTTACTAACAACATGTTTGTGTAAAACCATTCAGCATATGTATGAACAGGTTCTGTATTACCTTCCATTATTCTATAATCAATCCAGTTATTAGTATCATTTTGAGCTCCTCTTAGATCTGCTTCTCCAAAAGGATAATGAAAATGACCGTCGCCTTTTCTGTAAAAATCTTGAAAACGTATACTAAGTTTATAAGTAGCATCACATGCTCTCATAAATTCTTTATCCTCAATACCCATGTAACCTAACCAATTATTTATTTGACCCAGTGTACTTTCACCTACACCAACACTAGGAACATTCGGACTTTCAATTAATGTAATATCTTTATCAGGACATGCTTTAGCTAATGTAGCTGCTGTCATCCATCCTGCAGAACCTCCTCCAACAATAACTATTTTAAAACATCCAGCCGACATATGAATACCTCTCTCCTTTTTTTATAGTTTTAACTTCATGCGGATACATAAAATTAGATGGAAATAATATAATATCTCCTTTCTTTAATTGTATGTTTACACCATTAATATAGAATTCGCCACCTGTAAAGTTGTTATTTAGTAACCCTACAATACTTAAAATAGGTATGCCTTTATTCTCACCATCAAATATAGAATGTATGTGATCAAAGTGTGTTCTCATGTTTTTGCCTTTACTATATCTATTTAATCTTAGTTCCGACATTTTAGAAAAAATTCTTGTTTTAGCAATTTTACTTGTATAATCTTTTAAAGCTTTTTGAATAGCAGGTAATAATATATCATTAAAATTTATATCTGTTTCAGCTACGTTGCAGTCTGTGCTCTCTCCTTTAGCGGTATTTAATTCTACATTATACCATGAATGAGGAGCCCATTGTTTTGTGTCATAAAGTTTTATACATTTATCACATTCTTCAGGTGTTAAATAACTACCCATTAATATGTAATCTTTAATTTTTGTTTTTTGGCTCATCTAAAATTAATTCTGTTAATCTAATATCTTCACCTACTGTGCCACTAAACCAAGTGTTGAAAGATATAGATATTCTACAATTTTCAGATTGATTAGGTGACACTCTATGCATAGTAGAAGAAGGAAATATTAATAATACCCCATTCTTAGTTTCTATTGCAATGTCTGGACTATTTAATTGATTAAGTTTTTTGTATCGTAAATTTAACCATGGTAAAATTAAATGTTCTTTTTCTTTTTCAAAAATTATTGGTGAAGTATTTTCAACATACATTACCCCAGACAAACAAGAATTTGTGTGACGGTGTGAGTGATGTGAAGTAGTTTTTTCATTAAAATTAACCCATGATTGTGTAATATGTATAGGTGAATCATTAGAAACCTCCATCATACCATGCCAATAAGCATCTAAATTATCTTGTACAAATTTTTTTATTCCCTGGAGTTCTTTATGTTTAAATATATACCTATCAAGAGAAGTATGATTTTTACCTTTGTTTTCAGCTATTTTTTTATAAAATGATTTTAAACAACGTATTTCTTTTTTAGAAAATTTGTATGGTTCCGTTTGCCATACAGGAATTCCAAATATTGAATTAACAGCTACGTTTTTATGTTTCATAATTAAAATTTATATTCCATCTATATGCGGTATTTGTTTGACTTACAGACCTGTGTTCTTGATTACCGTCAAATATACACGCGGTATTTTCTTTAGACTTAAAAGTAGGTATTTTTTTATCCTTAAATTCTGTGCAACCATTGTTATCGTTAAGTGAAAGAAGTAATGTTTTATAGTTTGAATTTGAAAATAGATCAGTGTGATAACTGCTTTTAATAACTTTAGATTGATTGGGTAAACAATTTATTTTTATTCTTAATATTCTAAAAAAATCTGGTTCTATAGATTTTACTTTATTAATAATGGGTCTTCCAATTGTTTCAAACAAAGCACTATTTACTTGTTGCTTGTCATTAATTAAAACATGGGTAAACAGAACTTGACCATCGCCTTCTTTCGCTGCACCCGATTGTGTGTACCAAGGCATATCGCTAGATGTAATGGTTTGTTTTATATTATCAAATGTTTCTTTATCTAAAAAATTATTTATTAACATGTGGACACTCCTTTAAATTTTTAAACCTATTAGTAAATTTTTGTTCAATAAGTAAACGTGTTGTGTATTCATGGTCTTTTAATTCTTTTGTCTCTTCAACAATTTCACCAACATAGTCATCTGGAATAGGTATGTATTGTGCAAGAGGTGTTCCTTTTACTATTACGTTCTTTTTTTCTTTATTGTTAAAAAAACTTTTTCTAAGAATTATTTGATGATTTGTTTGTGGCCACAGAGAAGCAGGTAGCACTCCACTCAACACTTGCCAATCAGGATTAAATTCATAGCTCATTGGTAACTGAAGTAAAGACCAACCTTTAGATATTTTAACTAACCATGGGGACACTGGTTTGAGTACACAGACAATTGAAGATTGTTCGTGTTTAGGAACTAAATCTTTATATTGATAGTCATCATGAAAATTAAATTGAAAATTTACACTAGGGGTACGCCAACTTACCATACCATCATCATTTAGCCAAAGCTCCACATCACACCATAAAGGCATTACCCAACCTGCAGAAAAATATTTTAAAAAAGAGGGACATAGTTTTACATTTGAGTGAGATTTGCTGGTATCTTTTTTAACCTGTTTAAACCATTGTGGAATATATTTATAAGCTTTCACTGGAGGACTAATTTTTTCTAAATGTTTTATATTAGACCACCACGTAACTTTAGGTTTTTTATTTTTAAAAAAATCAAACATGTGGTTTTTCAAATACAGGGTTAAAGTTTCCTCCAAAAGTCATATTAATTGAATATCTAAAAGTAGGAGCATGCATAGTTGATGGACGTATTAAATGGGGAATTGTAGCATCAAATATAACAACTCGATTAGGGAGAGATTGAACATGTTGTCTAACACTTTTTCTATCATCATTTAAAAATAATGTATCAGCACCCCATTCTAAATCCCATTTCATATTTGCATAATATAAAAAACTCCATACATCTTTATTTCCTGAATCATCGTGAGGATGGTAAAGACCATAAGCAGTAATAGCATTTACTAAAGTTCTAGTTACTGTTTGGTAACTGAGGTCAAATTTATTTTTAATTTTTTTAGGCAACGCATCTAGTAAACCTAGTTTTTTTAAATCTTCTCTTGAAAAAACAGAACCAAAATTTTTTCTTTGTTCATAGTCTTTGCAAGAACTATCGTTTGTTCCTATCCTAAAATAAGAATTGTTTACAAACTCATAAAATTTTTGAGTGTAGTGTGAATTAAATACATCGTCATATACGTATATTTTATTTTTTTCTGCCGTCATACTTTTATCCTTAAGTTACCTGATACTGTTATTCTATAATTGTCAGAAGTATAAAATGGATATACTTGATGTTTTAATTGGGCAGGAAATATAACTATTTTTCCTTCGAAACTTTTATCTACTTCTAATGTTTTAAGACTAATATTTCCTAACATATCAGTTATTAAAAATTCTGTTCTAGATGTGCTAAAACATTTATTAATTACTTTAGGAAAATAATCATCTTCTTTTTTTAAATCGTAAGGAATTTGTACAAATATAATAAAAGAAAATATTCCCGCATGATCATGCACAGGGTTAAATTCATATTTTTTTTGATAATTAACCCACAGCGTATCTAATACAAGAGGTCTGTTTTCTGTTAGTACTTTTAAACTTTTAAGATATTTTTTTAAAGGTGAGTTTTCTATTAAAGAAAAAAGAGAT